ATCCTAGGGCCAGTCACCTTCGACTGGGTCGAGAAGTGCAAGCTAACTAATGGCGCTAGCCTTGGCCATAAGAAACGCGAAGCACATCCGGTAGCTAAGCTCAAGGGCGACTTCTTCGTCACCCCCAAAGCAAAGCCCCTTTTGGACGCCTTCATCGGGTCGGTCAACCGTCGAATATTCCAGGCGGTGAAGATTCGTCTCGCACTCGGGAACCGAGTAGATACAGTGCCTAAAAATAACAAGACCGATCGGGTTATCGCAATCGAACCTGAGGGAAATGTCCTACTCCAAAAAGGAATGGGCACTTGGCTGAAAGGCCGCCTCAAAAAGTTCGGTGTTGACCTTTATGATCAACAGCGTAATCGCGACTTAGCAGCGCTTCTCAGCAATGCTACGATCGACTTGTCGATGGCTAGTGATACTATTAGCCAGCGAATCGTGCTCGAGGTTTTACCGTTGGAATGGTATGATCTCCTTGACTCATTGAGATCCCACTACGGCCAGATGCCTGATGGCGGATGGCGGAAATGGGAGAAGTTCTCATCTATGGGTAATGGCTTCACGTTCGAGCTTGAAACGTTACTGTTTCATTGTCTCGCGTTCGGAGTGAGCCACGTTGAATTAGGTAGCTACAGGAAAGGCGACTTTGCCACGTATGGGGACGACATCATATGTCCCGTAACGATGGCTTCAAGTCTGATCCATGCGCTCCAAGTGTGTGGATTTAAACCGAACCTCACGAAGACGTTCATCTCAGGCCCCTTCCGGGAATCCTGCGGTGCGCATTACTTCGAGGGGTCCGATGTGTCACCCTTCTACATCAGGAAGCCTGTTGATAGTATCCCTCGGCTGATTTGGCTGGGGAACACGATACGTCAGTGGGCGACCGTTACTGATGACTATGCTGACTGTCGAGCGTATGAAATCTGGAGCTTTCTTGCCTCTCAGATCCCTCGTTCGCTTCACGGGGGTCGAAACCTCCAACGCCAATCAGCCTTAGTGTCCCCGCTACGTCCGAAGAGCAATCTTTCGATCACTCGGGGCGCACCATGG